CTCAAGTTGACCTACAACTTAATAGTTTATCTATTGTTGCTAAAACAAGAAAACTAAAAGCTGTATGGACTCCTGAGTTAGCTCAAGACTTGAACGCTTATCATTCAGTTGATGCTGAAGCTGAGTTAACATCAATGTTATCTGAATATATTTCAATGGAAATCGATTTAGAAATACTTGATATGTTACTTGGTGATGCTGTAACTACTGATTACTGGTCAGCAAGACCTGGTAATGACTACAATTCTGCTACAAACGCATTTGAAAATACTACTTTCACAGGTACTAGGTTCGAATGGTGGCAAACACTTGTAGGTAAAGTACAGAAAGTATCTAATGAAATTCATAGATTAACATTAAGAGGTGGTGCTAACTTTGTAGTATGTGGTCCTAAAATCGCTACTATATTAGAATCTCTACCTGGCTATATGTCTGATACTGATGGTAATCAAATGAACTTTGCAATGGGTGTACAAAAAATTGGTGGATTAAATAGTAGATTTAATGTCTATAAAAATCCATATATGGCTGAAAACACAATGTTAGTTGGTTTCAGAGGAGGAAACTTCCTTGAAACTGGTGCTGTGTATGCTCCATATGTTCCATTGATTATGACACCATTAGTATATGACCCAGAAGACTTCACACCAAGAAAAGGCGTTATGACAAGATACGCTAAGAAAATGGTGAGACCTGAGTTCTATGCTAAAATACAAGTAAGTGACTTAAACCTAATATAATGTAACTAATAGTGTGAGGACTGATTAAGTTCAGTCCTCCACTTAACGGAGAAAATAAAATGGCAAATACTGATTTTAAAAAAGCTAATAATACTAAATTAACTTCGGTTACACAAGGTGGGTTAAAGTATAATCTTGATAACTTTCACGAATTAGCAGGTAAAGCTGTATGGGATGCTGCGGCAGACCCATTAACACCAGGAACTGGTATTTCAGATAGTGCAAATACTACTTATTACAGTTGGAGAGAACGATTTGGAAATATTGTGAAAACAAGTATCTATATCGATTTAACTGACTTAGCAAGTGGTGGTTCAGCTAATGATATTATTGGTGACGATGGTGGAGCTGCTAACTGTCATATAGGTCAATATACTACTGCTGTTATGGGTACAATGTTTGCAGTTAGAATGCAACATTTAGAACTTGCAGCAGGTGGTGACCCTGATATTAATTTAGTCTCAGCAGATGAAGCAACTTTAGCAGAAAATTCTGCTTTTGGTTCTGCTACAAATGGTGTGACTCTTATTAATGGTGGTGATGGAACTGCTACTGACAATACAAAGTTAGGTGAAACTACAATGGCTAATGCTAATCAATATCTATATTTAACTTGTGGAGCTTCAACAGACGCAGCTTACACTGCAGGTAAAGTATTGATAGAGATATTCGGAGTATTATCATAAACCTTAATTCTTAATTGTGTAAACAGTTAAAGTATTATAAAAATCAAAGGGAAGATTTAATTATCTTCCCTTTTTTTTATTGCCAATTGATATTTATAATTGACGAGAAGTATGGAGAAAATTAATGAGTAAATTCAAATATGTGTATCGAGACCCGACAATATCAGAAAACGCGTGTTTAAATGATTCTACACCTTATGGTATTTATGATACAGATACAACATTCTGTTCAGAGAGTGTAGGTATATGTAAATTCGTAGCTAGAAGATTAGGATTCCCTACTATGCAATTAGAGTATGGTAGTGGTTCAATATATGCTATGTTTGAAGAAGCTGTATCAGAATACTCACAACAGATAAATCATTATAATATGAAAAATTGGTTGTGGGAACAATATGGTGCAGATAAACTTTCAGCTACTGGTTCTATGAGTTCTGGTTCTGGAACTTCTACTCAAACAAATAATCCTGTTACACCAAGTCTTGGACTATCAGTTCATCTATCTCAACAATACGGGCAAGAAGTTGGATTGGGAGGAGATGTAACAATGTATACAGGTTCTATTATTCTTACATCGAGTCAACAAGTATATGATTTTAATACACAAGCAGATATACCTGCAGCACACTCTGAAAGTAGACTTGAAATTATGAGAGTATTTAATGAAGGTCCATCTGCTATCACAAGATTTTATGACCCATATGCTGGTTCTTATGACCAGAGAAGTATGCTAGATGGTTTCGGATTCGGAAACGCATCACCAGCTGTAGAGTTCATATTAAGACCTGTATCTTATGATATAGCAAGAGCTCAAGCAATAGAAACAAGTGATAAAGTAAGAAAATCAAATTACTCATTTGAATTGATAAATAATCAAATAAGACTATTTCCTAAACCTGATGCAGCTGATGCTGGGGATAGAATATGGTTTCAATATCAGTTAAGAGAAGATAAGAGAGGTTCTTCAACAGCTGATAACCCAACAGATTATTTGTCAGGGACAGTATCAGACCCAAGTAATGCACCTTATAAGTTTTTAACTTATAGTGAGATAAACGCACCAGGTAGACAGTGGATACGAAAATACACTTTAGCATTGTCAAAAGAATTGTTAGGTATAATTAGAAGTAAATATCAAACAATGCCAATACCAAACGGAGAAGTAACAATGGATGGTGAGGGTCTAAAAGCAGAAGGAAGAGAAGAAAAACAACTACTGCTTGATGAACTAAAAGAGTTTTTGGAATCTGTAACTTTGACAGAAAGGTCAAGAGCAGAACAAGAACAGGCAGAGGCACAACAACAAGTATTGAATAAATCACCCTTAAAAATATATTTAGGATAAGGAGAAAATAAATGGCATACAGAAGTAGAAACAATCCAGCAAATAATGCAAGGAATAGAAGAAGAAAGAGAACAAGAATGAGCACGGGACGAACTGCAAGAACAAAAGTAAATTTTAGAAATAGAAGTCCACAAGCGAGTAGAAATAATTCCCAAGGTAGGGGAAGATATAGACAATTTACGGTAGAATATAATGGTAAACAGGTCAGATTAAGTACAAACCCACAAAATCCACAGTCAGGGACTTGGAAAGTAGTAGGTGGACAACTTGGAAGGGGTGATATACCAAGTGGTTTAAAAGTTAGACCAGGCACTGGTATACCAGGACAGGTTAATATGTATCCATCAGCACCACCATTTGCTCCAACAGACCCTGAATGTTTTGTTGCTGGAACAAAAGTAATAATGAAAAACGGACCAGATAAAAATATTGAAGATGTAAAAGTTGGTGATGAAGTATTATCTTATAATGTAAATACAAAACAACTTGAACCAAAAACAGTTACAGAATTATTTACACAAACACACGATTTAAAAGATGGTGACATTACAGTTAAAATTACATTTGATAATGGTACTGTAACTCATAACACTATAGCAAATCCATTCTGGTCAAAAGAAAAAGGATTTGTAGCTGTTGATGAAGCTAGATGTAATAGAGTTCATGCTTGGGTAAGAACAACAAACAATAATAAAGATGTTGCTAATTTATCTGTTAATGATACTTTATATAGTTTAAATGATGATAATGGAGAATTAGAAGAAATTACTGTTAAAAATATAGAATATGTTATGGAAGAAAATATAAGAACTTATGACATTCAAGTTGAAGATAATCATACATTTTTCGCTAATGGAATTTTAACTCATAATTCTGGTGGAGGTGGAGGAGATTGTTTTAATAGAACAAGTACTGTAGACCTTGAAAATGGAGATACTATATCTATAAGTGAATTAGAAATTGGTGATAAAGTAAAAACTATTAATAAAAATGGTGAAATAGAGTATTCAGAAGTTTATGCATGGTTTCATAAATCTTATGATGATTTTCGTGAAGATTATATAAATGTTAAAACTGAAGATAATACTTTAACAATAACACCAGAACATAGAATATTTGTTAATGGTAAAGATAGTGCTGCTTCAGATATAAAAGTTGGTGATACTGTAAGTGGTCAAAAAGTTATTAGTGTAGATACTGCTACTGAATATGGTAAATACGCACCGTGTACAAAAAATGGATTTATTATGATTGATAATATTAATTGTTCTTGTTATGCATTTTATAGTCATAACTTTTGTCATATAATGGTATCACTATTTTTAAAACCTATTGTTAAGATATTCCCTTCACTAGGTTCTTGGATAGGTGATGACGGTATTAATAAGATAGCTGCACCATTTATGAAACATAGAATGATAGGTAAACTAATAGGAGAAAGATAATGGCTAGATTTCGAAGAGGTGGTAATGGACCAAAAAATGGCATAGGTAGAGTACATCCTAAAAATTCAGGAAGAAAGAGTGGTAGATATGGAGCCGCAGGAGGTGGTAATAAAATGTCTAATCCTATGACACGAGACCCAAGAACTCCACATGGTGCACAACATCAATGGGGTACACCAGGCCAAACAACAGGTGTTGATTTTATGTGGTCAGGTCAAGGTCAAAATTGGGGACAAAATATTAATATAAATTCTACAAACCCACAATGTACTTGGAATTGGGATTGTGAATGTCATTGTGTATGGGAAGCAAATCAAACTTTGATGCCAGGTATTGGACAACAATGTCCACCAATGTATAGTGGTTATCCTATAGACGATATGGAAGGGTATAGTTGTCAAGGAAACTACTGTCATATGCATTTTGTGACATCAATAGGTGGTGGTGGATGGCTTGATATGACTTGTACTACTGATAATGATTGTAATAGTGATTGTCATCAAGCTTGCCAAAATATAAGAAGTCAACAATGTGGTGGATATGTTACTCAACCTGTAGGTGGATATTAGAATGGCAAATGAGTTAGGTAAAAAAAGAGGGATACCAAAAATATATCCTGGATGGTACAGAAAGAAAATGTGGGCCCACCCTGCAGCTAGACAATTAAATATAGGTGGAATGAATGGTATCGATTCGTATAATTACAGTACAAAAGGTGCAGGATATAAAATAGGTTCAGTCACAAAATATATAAAAGATATAGGTAATCTTTCAGAATGTTTTAATTGTGTTCAAGGACCATTAGGTAAAAAAGCAAGATTACGAAGAGAACAGAATCAAGCCCATAATAAAGTACCACAGACTATAGTAAGAAGACCTCATCCAGAATTGATGAGAAAATAGGAGATATAAATGTCAGCAACCAAACCATTTTTTCTCCCACAAGGGGAGATGGACCTTATTGATGCAATTAATGAAGAGTTAATTGACGAGATAGTAGGTCAATCAGTGGATATCTATAAAGTAGATGTAGATGAGACTGATATGAATATGTATGGTGAATCTGATACTAAATATTTCAAAGTCGGATTCAGAGTAAATTGTCTAATAATGTTTAATGAACCAGAAACATTATATGAAGGTGAATATGGACCTGATTATAATGCTACAATGGAAATGTATTTTCAAAGAGCTAATTTATCAAGTGGTTCACTTAATTTTTATCCAGAAATTGGTGATATTGTAGATTGGAATGAACATTATTGGGAAATAAGTAGTGTCGTAGAACCACAATTAGTATTAGGTCATCCTGGATATAAACATCAAATAAAAGCTTTAGCTAATAGAGCAAGATTATCTAATTTACAAATAGAAGAGAGACCAAGATAATGGCTTTGAGAAGAATATATGGTAGGAAAGTGTATGCTAAGAAAAATAAAGGTACAACACATAGTACTCAAAGAATAAATACGAGACAATCCAATTTAAAATATAAAACAACTAATTTTGGAGGATTTAATCCTTTTGAAAGAAAATCAAAAAGACCAACATATACACGAAGAAATAGAATGTGGTTAAAGGTAAAAAATGGCAATTAAAATTTTAACAAATAAACGAATAATTCAGTATAATGAAAAAAATCCAAATTTTATTCCTGCAAAGGAAGAAAAAAAGAAACCTGAAGTAAATGGTAATTTAAAAGAAAATTTTGAAGAAGATATGTATGGAGAAAAACAAGATAGAAAACATACTTATCAACCAGATAATGGTAATTTACAAATGACTGAATTAATGACAGGTCTTTTTAATAAACTTGATAATAAAATTGATGGATTAAATGTCAACGAAAATATAGTTAAGAAAAATAGAGCTATTGAAGTTGATATAAAAAGAGAAATTGCAATTGATAAAGTTGATGTTAGTGCAGTAAAATCAGAAAAAATAAAACATAAAGTTAATAATTCAAAATTAAGTAAATTAAAAGCATTAAGAAAAAAGAGAAAATAGATGGCAGTTAAAACTATAACAAACCCATATCCTAAACAAGAAATTAATAGGGGTAACGAAGTATCATTAAGACCTATTGATAGTCGTATGAGTGGTAATCAGAAAAGAGTATTACCTGCAAAGGATGGTACTAAAAGTCATTCAATACACTTAAAAGATATAGATATGGCTATGATGAGTCATCTAAAAAATGTTATGAATATCCATGTAACTGAAGCAGGAGAAAGAATTAAAGTTCCTGTATATTATGGTAACGAAGAAAGGTGGGCTGCAATAAAAAGAAGAGGTGTAATAAGGGACAGACAAGGTTCTTTAATTCTACCTTTAATGACTTTTAGAAGAACAAATATTGTATTTACAGATTCAATGCCACAATCATTTGACCAAGATGTAAGGGGTGAACATATACAAGTTCATCGTACAAAACAATATTCACCTAAAAATAGATATTCAAAATTTTCAGTACAAAATGGTTTAAAACCAGTTACACAAAGTATTGTAACAGGTATGCCAGATTTTGTTGATTGTACTTATGAATTTTTTATATGGACAAGTTATACTGAACAAATGAATGTTATATTAGAAGCATTTATAGAACACGAAAATACATATTGGGGTGACGAACATAATTATAGATTTGTTGCTGCTTTAGAAGGTGGTTTTAGTGATATTACTGAACAAGAATTAGAAAGAAACAGAGTAGTATCATCTAATTTCAGTATTATGTTAAAAGGTTATGTATTACCAGAATTTAATAGAACTATTTATGGAGGGCATGCATCAGAAGCATTTAAATCTCAATCTCCTTCAAAAGTTGTATTTGGATATGAAGGTGATGCTTCAAATAAAGATGTATTAGGATAATTAATTAGAGGTTTTTAAAGAAAAGTATATATTTATATATATAAATTAGGAGGTTATAAACATGCCAGAAGAATCAAATTTAGAAAAAGCTTATAAAGAAGCAACTGAACCAACAAAATTTACTGAAGAAGAAATGAAGACAGTAAAAGAATTAAAAAATAGTTATGGTACAATTCAAGGACAGTTTGGACAAGCTGCTGTAGCAAAAATAAGATTAGAAGAAGAGATAGGTAGTCTTAATGATTATGTTGGAAAATTAAGAGAAGATTTTATTACTACACAAAAAAAAGAACAAGATTTCTTGGATGCTATTAAAGAAAAATACGGTGATGGAGAGTTGAATCCAGAAACAGGTATTTTTACCCCTTTCGAAGAAGAAAAAAAGTAATTTAATTAAATAAAAATAGTGTTTGGAGATTAAATCATATATTTATATATGACATCTAATTGTCAAAAAGCATGCAAAAAACAATTAACAAAAAAGAGTTTTAATTCTTAATATATTAGGAGAAAATTAATGGCAGAAAAAATCGTATCCCCAGGAGTATTTACGAATGAGATTGATGCGTCTTTTCTACCTGCGGCTATTGCTGAGATAGGAGCTTGTTTTATAGGTCCGACTGTAAAGGGTCCAGCACTAACACCGACGGTAGTAAATTCATATGCAGAATATCAAGAAAAATTCGGCGATTCCTTTCTAAGCGGGTCAAATTATTATCAATTTTTAACATCGCACGCAGTAGAAGCATATTTAAAACATGCTGGTACTGCAACGATAGTTAGAATATTAGACGGAGATTATTCACAAGCTAGTGCAAGTGTAAGTAGTGAAACAACAACTGGTGCTACATATGCTAGTTCATCACTAACATTTGTGCATGTACCAAGTGGTTCAATGCATACAGGAAGTGATGCTGCACCTGATGAAGTTACTATAGGTGGAGTTGACTTTACCTTCGTTTCAGAGTCAGCTGGTCTTTCAAATTCAGCAACACAGATATTTGTTGAGTTCCCAGCAGCAGGTGCTGCAACAACACCAACTACTGTAGCAAAAGCATTAGCTGATAGTATTAATGCTAGTTCATCTTTACATAATGTAAAAGTATCAGGTTCAGGAGAAGCAGCTAATTTAGTATTATCTGGTTCTGCTATAGGTACAGTAGGTAATATAACTGTAACTACAGGTTCAGGTGGAGATGAAACAGCAACAACAGCAAATTTCGTGAAGAATGCAGCTAATGATTCAGGATTGAATGTTCAAGGTGGAACAGATAGTACTTCAACAACAACATCTTTTGTATTAAAAACACAAGGTGATGGTGCTATTATGAATAGTGTTGGAACTGTAGGTACAAATAATATTTCTACTTCAGGTTCAAAACATAATGTGAGATGGGAAATATCAACACAAAATACTAAAAAAGGTACATTTACCTTATTAATTAGAAGAGGTGATGATTCTCAAAAAAGAAAACAGATTCTTGAAACTTGGAATAATCTTTCTTTAGACCCTAATTCACAAAATTATATAGCTAAAAGAGTAGGTGATTCTGTAACTACTTTAGCAGGTACTGAAAGTGACCCATTTTTACAACCATCAGGTTCATATCCAAATAAATCAAAATATGTATATGTTACAAGTATAGCAGATACAGTTGATTATTTAGATGAGAATGGTGACTTGAGATTAAATTCATTATCTCAATCTTTACCATCTGTAGGTAGTGGTTCATCAAATGGTGGATTTGAAGGTGGTACAAATGGATTTGCAGGTACAACAACTGCTCCAGGTGGTATTGCAGGTGAAGGTACAATGCCTGATGTATGGAGTATGTATGAATCAATCGAAGAAACTAATTCACAAGGTCTTAAACCTGCAACAGCTAATAAAGGTAAAACAGCTTATACAAAAGCACTTAATTTAATAGCAAATCAAGATGAATATGATATTAATGCAATTTATATGCCTGGTTTAGTACAAGCAGGTCATAATGCAGTAGTGACTAAAGCTATCGATGTTTGTGAAACAAGAGGTGACTGTTTTGTTGTAGCTGACCCTGTAGTACACGGTTCAGCAATAACAGATGCAACAGGTGAAGCAGCTGATTACGATTCAAATTATGCAGCAATGTATTGGCCTTGGATTCAGATACCCGATAATCAAACTGGTAAGAACAGATGGGTTCCACCATCAGTAGGAATAGCAGGTGTTTATGCATTTAATGATAAAGTTGCTCATCCTTGGTTCGCTCCAGCAGGTTTAAATAGAGGTGGTATTGACACTGCTATACAGGCTGAAAGAAAACTAACTCATTCAAATAGAGATACTCTATATGATTCAAATGTTAATCCAATTGCTACTTTCCCAGGTGAAGGTGTATGTGTTTGGGGTCAAAAAACATTACAGAAAAAAGCTTCGGCTTTAGACAGAGTTAATGTAAGACGATTGATGATTAAAGTTAAGAAATTTATAGCTTCAACATCAAGATACCTTGTATTTGAACAAAATAATGCACAAACAAGAAATAGATTCTTGAATATTGTGAATCCTTATTTAGAACAAGTACAGTCAAACAGTGGATTAAACGCATTCAGAGTTGTAATGGATGATACAAATAACACTCCAGATGTAGTTGATAGAAATATCCTTTATGGGCAAATATTCTTACAACCTACTAAAACTGCTGAGTTTATTGTATTAGATTTCACAGTACAACCTACTGGTGCAACATTTCCAGAGTAAATAATACATAAAAAGTAAAAAATAAGAGGGCTTATGAAAATTAAGTCCTCTTTTTTTTGTGTTGCTTTATATTTATATATGAAAATATGTAACAAGTTTTTTTGAAAAAATTAACAGTAATGGAGAATAAAAATGGCAGAATTAGTAAGTGCAAATGATGTAATGTTTACGCCTTTTGAGCCAAAGCTCAAAAATAGATTTATTATGAATATAGATGGTATTCCAGCTTATGTAATAAAAACTGCTAACAGACCTCAAATAACATTTGAAGAAGTTGAATTAAACCATATGAATGTAAAGAGATATGTTAAAGGTAAAGGTGCTTGGCAAACATTACAAATTACATTATACGACCCAATTGTTCCTTCTGCTGCTCAAGCAGTTATGGAGTGGGTAAGATTATCTCACGAATCTGTAACAGGTAGAGACGGGTACTCTGATTTCTATAAGAAAGACTGTACCTTCAATGTATTAGGTCCAGTAGGTGATATTATAGAAGAATGGACTTTAAAAGGAGCGTGGATACAAGATGCTTCTTTTGGTGATTTGGATTTCGGTTCAAGTGACCCTGTTGACATTACTGTTACATTAAGATATGATTACGCTATACTTCAGTTCTAATAGTTAGGTAATTAATGTAAATACTTAAAAAAACCCCATTTTTTTGGGGTTTTTTTTTATTTAGTATATATTTATATATGAAATAAGTTATGAGGTTTTATGAAAAATTTTAATGAAATAATTGAACAGGTTTTAGAACACGAAGGTGGTTATGTAAATGACCCAACTGATTTAGGTGGTGAAACAAAATATGGTATCACTAAAAGGTTTTATCCAGATGTAGATATAAAAAATCTATCAGTCGAACAAGCTAAAGAAATCTATAAAAAAGATTATTGGGATAAGAATCGTATTGAAGAAGTTCCACAAGAATTATGGCATATCTATTTTGATATGTGTGTCAATATGGGAAGACGAACTGCTGTCAAGATATTACAGAGAGCAGCTAATTCATCAGGACATAGATTAGAAGTTGACGGGGGAATGGGACCTGCTACTATAAAAGGATTACAAAATTTACATATAGATAGAGTCAGAGCATATCGTGTAAAGTATTATGTTGATTTAATAAATGATAAACCTGAACAAGAGAAGTTTTACTTGGGATGGTTTAGACGAGCTTTAGAAGTATAAAAAATATAAATTAGGAGAAGAAAAATGGCAAATAGTAATGAACTATATGAGCAGATAGAAGCAGCATTTGAAGACTTTCAAGAAAATCACAAAAAATTTGTGAATAAAG